TATCTTGTAGAGAACCATATTCTGAGTGGTTGTTAAAATGTACTGGTAAGAGGTATCGCTATGCTCAGAACAGTTAGACTTTACGGAGAACTGGCAGAGTTTGTTGGACATAAAGAATTAGATGCAGTAATAACTTCTACTGCTGATGCTATTAGGTTTCTAGTTAGTAATTTTTCAGGATTAGAGGCACACATGGCAGATCGTTATTATCAGGTATTAGTTGACAATTATGAAATAGGAGAAGAAGATATTCATAATCCAATAGGACAATCTGATATTAGTATTGTCCCTGTCATTACTGGTGCTGGTGGAGGTGTTGGAAAAACTTTATTAGGAGTTGCATTGATTGGTATTTCATTAGCTTCGGGTGGTGGTATGGGTGTTTTTTTAAAAGAAGGTTTTACTGGATTAGCCGGTATAGGAATGAATGTTGGTATAGGTCTAACTCTTATGGGTGTTAGTGAGATGCTATTTCCTTTACCTAAACCACAAGATTTTAATAATGAAGAAGATCCACGCATATCATTTAGCTTTTCTGGGGTGCAAAATACATCAAGAGCAGGAACTAGCCATCCAATTTGTTATGGAGAAATCGTGACTGGCTCAGTGGTGATCTCAGCAGGAATTGACACTAATCAGGTATCAGCATGACGGATAAAATTATCAGAGGAGCAGGTGGTTCTCCCCCAACTCCACCTACTCCAACTAGAGCACCAGACACTTTAAACAGTAGACAGTTTGCATCAATACAGGATTTATTATCTGAAGGAGAGATAGAGGGCTTTGCTACTCCTTCGAAAGCAGGACTTTCTAAAGGAACTACAGCCTATAACAATGCAGCATTAAAAGACATATTTTTAAATGATACTCCCATTCTTAATGAAAGTGCCAGTAATACAAACCCACAAACAGCAGATTTTAACTTTCAGAATGTAGGATTTACACCTCGTTTTGGAACGTCAAACCAAACACATATTCCAGGTATAGAAGGTAGTCAATCAACAACTGCTGTAGGAGTTACAGTTACAAATTCTTCTCCTGTCACTCGTCAGATAACAAATACTGCTGTTGATGCTGCAAAAGTTACAATTACATTTCCACAGCTACAGAAGGCTACAGATGAAGGTGATTTATTAGGTTCTTCTGTCAACCTAAAAATACAAGTTCAATACAATAGTGGTGGTTTCACAGATGTAATAGACGACACGATTACAGGTAGAACTGCTGATGCGTACCAAAAAGAATATCGTGTTTCTTTTACAGGTTCTTTTCCTGTTGACATAAGAGTCTTAAGAGTTACAGCAGATAGCACATCATCAAATCTTGTTGATGCTTTTACATGGACAAGTATCAGTGAAATTGTTGACGATAAACAGACTTATCCAAATAGTGCTTATACAAATTTAAGGATAGATTCTGAACAGTTTAGTTCTATTCCAAAAAGAGCTTTTCGTATTCGTGGTGTAAAGGTAAGAATCCCAGGTGCAGGTGCTTCTAGTTCTGGTACTCCCACTGTTGATTTACAGACAGGAAGAATAATTTATCCAACTGGTTATATCTTTAATGGAACAATGGGTGCTGCTCAATGGTGTTCTTGTCCTGCCTTAATATTGCTTGATCTTCTCACCACTGAAAGATATGGATTTGGAACGCATATTACAGACAGCAACTTAGATTTGTTTAGTTTTATTGCTGCCAGTAAGTACGCTAATGAGTTAGTAGATGATGGCTTTGGAGGACAGGAAGCTAGATTCAGTTGCAATGTAAATATACAGGGATCAACAGAAGCATTTACTTTGATAAATGAATTAGCAGGAGTGATGAGATGTTTTCCTATCTGGTCTGAAGGTTCTGTTACTATTTCACAAGATAGACCTACCGATCCAAGTTATCTATTCAGCTTGGCAAATGTAGGTGAAGGTGGGTTTAGTTACTCAGGTAGCAGTTTAAAACAAAGACACACAGTAATAAATGTCAGCTATTTCAATATGGACAGCAGAGAGATAGATTATGAGGTGGTAGAAGATACATCTGCCCAAAATAAGTTAGGAATAATTAAAAAAGATGTAAAAGCATTTGCCTGTACTTCTCGTGGTCAGGCTCAAAGATTAGGTAAAGCAATACTCTTTAGTGAGCAACAGGAAACTGAAGTAGTCAGTTTTATAACATCAATAGATGCTGGAGCGATTGTAAGACCTGGATCTGTTATCTCTATCAATGATCCAGTAAGAGGTGGAGAGCGTAGAAGTGGACGAATAAAATCTGCTACAACCACTGCTATTACCGTAGATAACACAAAAGATCTTGATACATTTACAGGCACAGATAAAAAGTGCAGTGTGATATTACCTGATGGATCAGTAGAGACAAAAAATATAAGCAGTATTGTTGGTAGTGTTATTAACTTGAGTTCAGCATTATCACAAACACCAAATGTTAACAGTATTTGGCTCATTCAGAGTTCTTCATTAGAAGCTCAAACCTTCAGAGTTATTACAGTCGAAGAACAGGATGGAATAAATTTTGCAATTACAGCCCTTACTTATATTGATGGTAAATATGACAATATTGAAGAAGGTATAACTTTACCTGCAAGAACTATCTCTTTATTAAATGAGCCTAGAAATCCTCCAAGTAACTTACAAGCATCAGAGAGAACTATTGTATTAAATAATCTTGCTGTAAATAAATTAATTTTATCTTGGGTATCAGTTACAGGTGTTAGTCAGTATCTTGTTCAATATAGATTTAATAATACAAACTGGGTCAATGAAATAGTATTTAGAACTGATTTTGAGCTTATTGATACTCCTGCTGGTCCTTATGAATTTAAAGTATTTTCTTATAATGCTGCCTTAAAATTATCAGCAACATCAAGTAATTTAACTTTTAATGCAGTAGGTAAAACAGCAATACCTTCAAATGTACAAAACTTATCAATGGAGCCCGTTAATAATAAATTAGTAAGATTAAGATGGAATAAAGCTACAGATCCAGACGTTTTACATGGTGGAAGAGTCTATGTAAGGCATAGTAATAAAACAGACGGAACTGGATCGTTTCAAAACAGTGTTGATTTAGTTCAAGCATTAGCTGGAACATCTACAGAAGCAGTTGTACCAAGTTTGGATGGAGAATACATTTTAAAATTTCAAGATGATGGAGGTAGATTTAGTACAGGAGAAACTAGTGTTATTTTAGATTTACCTGATTTAATAGATGAGCAAAGAGTATTAAATCAAAGAGAAGATCTTCTTAGTACACCTTTTAGCGGTTCAAAAACTAATACAACTTTTGATTCAAGTATCAGTGGATTAAAACTAACTAATCCAGCGTCTAACAGTACAGGAACTTATGAGTTTGCATCTGTTGTAGATTTGGGTGCTGTATTTTCTATTAATTTTAAAAGAGTAATACAAGCTGTTGGTTTTAACATAGGAACAGATATTGAAACATTGATACCCTCTGGAAGTTTTTGGGATGACTATGCACAAGATGGTAATTTTGATGGTGCAGCAGCAGATGAAGCTAATGCTCAAGTTTTTGTATCTACATCACAAACTTCTGCAAGTAGTGGTTTTGGTGCTTTTAATAAATTTGCAAATGGAACATTTAAAGGTAGAGCTTTTAAGTTTAAATTAGAACTTGAAACAACCAATAACGCACAAAATATCAATGTACAGCAAGCAGGTTTTACTGCGCAATTTGAATCCAGGACAGAACAAAATTATCAAACTGGCAGTGGAACGTCTACAGCACCACAGCAGTCAGGAACTTCTTCCTCTGGAAAATCAGTAACTTTTGGAACACCTTTCTTTGTTGGTACTTCTTCTACAGAAGGAGGTGCAAATGCTTTTCTACCTTCTATTGGTATTACGATCCAAAATGCACAGGCAGGAGATTTTTTCACCTTAACAAATATTTCTGGAACTGGATTTACAGTTACAATAAAAAATGGTTCAAGTTTTGTAGATAGATCTTTTACTTTTTCGGCTGTAGGATATGGTAAAGGTGTCTAATTATTAATTAAATGGCTCAAGTTGCGGATTTTAATATAGCAAATGCATCAGGAGCAGCAGTCCGAAGTGACCTAAACGCTGTTTTTGAAGCAATAAAAACTTGTAATAGTGGTGGTTCAGATCCTACGAATCCAGAAGCTTTCATGTTTTATGCTGATACGGCTGATAATAATAATTTAAAAATAAGAAACTCTGCTAATAACGGTTTTACAACTATAGGTTCTGTCAATTCAGCAAATCTTGGTTTATTACCTGTAGCTGGCGGAACAATGACAGGTCAACTTTTAGGAGATGATAGCTCTGGTTCGGGATCTCCAGCTTATGCGTTTGATTCAGATACAGATACAGGAATGTTTAGAAACGGTGCTAATACGATAGGATTTTCCACTGCTGGTACAGAAAGAGCAGTAATAAATTCAGATGGATTTACAATTAGAGCAAGAGGGGATGTGCGATTTGGAGATTCTGATAGCAGTAATTATGTGGCTTTACAATCTCCTGCTACAGTTTCTAGTAATGTAACTTTTACATTACCTGGAGCAGATGGTAGTAGCGGTCAATTTATAAAGACAGATGGTAGTGGTAATTTAAGTTTTGCAACTGTATCAACATTTTCTGGTGATGCATCTGCCCTAACTGGAACGTCTTTGGCAAGTAATGTAGTTTCTACGTCTATAACATCTTTAGGAACATTAAGCTCTTTAGCTGTCTCTGGTACAAGTACTTTACCTACTGTTAATTCAACTACTGTTACTGCAACAAACGTTAACTCAACCACTGCAAAAGCAACAACACTAAAAACTAATGCTACAAATAGAGTTGCTACAGCGTTTCAAAATTCTAGCGGTACAGAAATAGGAAGGTTAGCTAATACTTATGTAAATTTTAATGGAAGTGGAACTGTTGCAATAAATGACGATCTAAATGTTAGTTCTATTACTGATAATGGAACAGGAGCCTATACTATTAACTTTACAACTGCAATGGCTGATGTGAATTATTCTGTTGGTCTTGCTTGGAATATTCAGTCTGTTAATAATAGATCATGTGGCACTGATAATAGTAATTACACAACTTCAGGATTTAAAGTAACGATAGAAGACGTAACTCAAAATTATGCTTCTGGTACTAGTAGACAAGATTGCTCACGTATTTCTGTTGCAGTATTTGGTAATACATAGATAATATAAGGATAATTAAAAGTATTAAATGGCAAATTCAGACAAAAGAATTGTATATACAGATGACACAGGAACTTTATGTATTATTGTTCCTTCTGATAATTGTGGTTTAACAGTTGAAGAAATACAGGCAAAAGACGTACCAAATGGCAAAACATCATATATAGTAAATACATCAGATATTCCAACTGATAGAAGCTTTAGAAATGCCTGGACTTACACGGAGTAAATTATGGGATTTGGTATAGACATGGTAAAAGCAAGAGAAATACATAGAAATAAAATTAGAAATGCTAGAAAACCCTTATTAGAAAATTTAGACATTGAGTTTCAGAAAGCCTTAGAAACTAGTGCTAATACAACTGATATTGTCTCTAAAAAACAACAACTAAGGGATGCACCTGCTGATTCGGCAATAGCATCTGCAACAACAGAAGTAGAGTTGAAATCTCAATGGAATACAAGTATTCTTGGTACATCACCCTATAGCTAATGGCAATTGAACCTGGTACATATAACTTTACCCTTCAAAGAAGGTCAGATCATACTATTCCTTTGATTTTTAAGGATTCGACAGGTAGTGCAATAAACCTTACAGGTTTTACTGTGGCTGCACAGGTTTGGGAAGAAACACGCACTACAAAGTTTGCCGATTTTTCTGTTGCATATACTGACAGGTCTGCTGGATCAGTAAGTATTAGTTTGACTGATACTCAAACAGCAACTTTTACTCCAGACATTTTAAAATATGATGTCTTGTTAGAAAATCCAGCAGGATTAAAAGAATATTATTTGGAAGGTACAATATTTATGAGTCAAGGTTATACAGCAACATGACCACAGTTAATATTACTGAACAAAAAAATACTGTAACTGTTAATCCGACAACTAACACCGTTACAATTACAGAGGGAGATGCCACTGTTGTTTCAGTAATTACAGAAGGCCCACAAGGTCCACCATTTGCTTCATCTGGTGCAACTCTCAATGATTCAAATAAGGTCAACAACTCAGTGGTGTATTTTGATTCAAGTAGTGGTACATTTAAAGCAGATCAAACACGTACTGTCGAAAATTTAGTAGACGGAGGAAACTTCTAACATGGCAAACACCTTAAGAATTAAAAGATCTACTGGATCGTCAGCACCAACTTCATTAGCCAATGCAGAATTAGCTTTTACTGAAGGAACTGAAACCCTTTTTATTGGTAAAGGCACTGGAGGTGCTGGAGGTTCAGCTACCAGTGTTATAAAAATAGGTGGTAAAGGCGGTTTCTTTGATAAAGATACAGTCCAAAATGCTAATAAAGTATTATCTGGACCGACTACTGGAAGTGATGCTGCTCCTACTTTCAGAGTCTTAGTAAGTGATGATATTCCTTCCCTTGCTCATACAAAGATTAGTGATTTTGATACTGGAGTAAGAACAAACACCTTGTCTCAGATGGCTGCTCCTACTGGTGCAGTATCATTTAACTCACAAAAGATTACAAACTTGGCAGATCCTACAGGTGATGCTGATGCGGCTAATAAAGGATATGTAGATGGTGTTGCACAAGGATTAAAAGTAAAGGATTCTGTTGTTGCTACAACTACTGCTAACGGAACATTATCCAGTGCGTTCGCTAATGGTGAATCTATAGATGGAGTAACACTACAAACTGGTGATCGAATATTAATTAAAGATCAGACCACTGCTTCACAAAACGGTATTTATAACGTAAATGCTTCGGGAGCACCATCAAGAACAACAGATATGGCAACTGGTTCTAACGCTGCTGGTGCTTTTGTTTTTGTAGAACAGGGAACAGTAAATGCTGAAAATGGATTTACTTGTACTTCTGATACTGGATCTGCTGTTGTTGGAACAAATAATTTAACATTTGCACAATTCTCTGGTGCTGGTCAGATAATAGCTGGTGATGGTATTGCTAAATCTGGTAACACTTTATCTGCTGATTTAAAAACCAATGGTGGTCTTGTTATTGAATCTGCAAAGATAGCTGTAAAACTTGATGCAACTTCTATCACTGGAACGCTTGCTCTTGGAGATGGTGGTACAGGTGCTACCTCTGCTACTGCCGCATTAACGAATCTTGGTTTTTCTAACTATGCAAAGACTTTAATAGATGATGCGGATGCTGCTGCTGCTCGTACCACATTAGGGCTTGGTACTATGGCAACTCAAGATGCTAACAATGTTGCAATTACAGGAGGTTCTATCACGAATTTAACAACATTTGACGGTATAACCATAGATGGCGGTAGCTACTAATCTATAGGAGGTTATAGCTCATGGCTAATGTAATAAAGCATAAAAGAGGATCTGGTAGTGATCCTGCTGCAAATGATCTTGTTGTTGGTGAAGTAGCGATAAGAACTGATGTTGGTAAGTTGTTTACCAAAATGGATAATGGATCTGTTGCGGAGATAGCTGGTGGCGGTAGTGATATTGCAATAAATACTCTTAGCTCATCCTCTGGAACAGGTGGTGGTAGTGCAACATTCAATGGATCTGCATTTAGATTCACCTTGTCCTCTCCTCCTTCTGTGTCAGCACAGCAGCTATTGGTAAGTATTAATGGTGTTATACAGAAACCAGTAGCAGGTACAGGTCAGCCTAGTGAAGGATTCAGTGTTGATGGAACGGATATTATTCTGGGTGACGCTCCAGAAACAGGAGCAGATTTTTTTATTCTTACTTTCAAGAGTCTTGGAGTAAGCGAACCAGCAGATAATAGTGTTACGAGTGCGAAAATAGTAGATGGAGCGATTGTAAATGCAGATATAAACGCAAGTGCAGCAATAGCTGGAACAAAGATTAGTCCTGATTTTGGATCGCAGAATATAGTTACAACAGGCAGTATTACTGGTAATGATTTAGAAATTGATTCTGGAACTTTATCAGTAGATGCGTCAAATAATCGGGTTGGTATAGGTACAACAAGTCCTGTTAATCCTCTTCATGTTGTATTATCTGGAACAGATATTGCGACTTTTGAATCAACTGATGCTGGTAATAATGGTGCTCAAGTATCTTTCAAACATACTTCAGCAAGTCCAGCAGATAACGACACCATAGCTAACTTAAGTTTTGATGGTAGAGATAGCGGTAACAATGCTACAACATATGCTCAACTAAGAGTGCTGGCTACTGATGTTACAAATACTGATGAAAGTGGAGCTTTTCAATTTTTCACTCGTGATGTTGGAAGTTTTGCAGAGCGTATGCGTATAGATTCGTCTGGAAGGGTGCTTGTAGGAACTACTACAAGTGATACTGGTTTATTGATACTTGATAAAAATATCACAGCAGAATCAGATCCATCAGATACAGCTAATTATCATTTTGTCATCAGATCACAAAGTAACAGTAATACTTCAAAAGTTGGCATTGCATTTAAAAATACTTCAGATAATACTGACGTTGGAGCAGCAATATTGCATCACCGTACAGGTGGTGGTTCTGTTGGTGATCTTGCGTTTTATACTTCACCTTCAGCAGGAACTACAACACAACGTATGCTTATAAATTCGTCTGGTCAAGTCGGTATAGGTACTACAAGTCCAACATCATCTCTACATGTTTCAGTAGGATCTTCGGGTACTAATTCTTCAGCAGGGTTTAATGAATTTTGTATTGAAGGTGGTAATGAAGATATTGGGATGTGTTTTCTTTCACCAGCAGCTAATAATCGTACTCATACAATAGCTTTTGGAGATAGTAATAATAACGCTGCTGGAAAAATACAATACAACCATTCAACTGATGATTTAACACTAACAGCTTCAGATAATATTATTTTTACTGGTGATGCAGTAGGTATTGGTACAACAAGTCCCAGTGGAAAACTTGACGTTAGATTAGGCGGTACTGGAACAATAGCTGAATTTCGTGGTGCTGATACAGATTTATTACATATTGATGGAGATTCTAATCAAATAACTCTTGATGCAAGGAATGTTGGAGCACTTGCATTTGAGATGCAAGGGTCAGAAGCAATGCGTATAGATTCGTCTGGTCGAGTTGGAATCGGTTTAGTAAGTCCTTTAAGTAATAGTGTTTTACATGTAAAAAGTTCTGATGCTGCGGATTATAGGCCGTTAGTTGTAGAAGGTAGTGCTACTAATGGTTCTGGTATTTCAATTCATAATAGTGGAGCACAAAGAATATTTATAGGTTCTGGTGGAGGTAATAATTTATCAGGGTCAAGTACATCAGATGGTGTAATAAGAACAGAAACAAATACAGTATTTGCAGTTGGTAATCAAGAGAAGATGCGTATAGATTCGTCTGGACAGGTCGGAATCGGAATAACAAGTCCTAGTCAAAAACTTAATGTGTCAGGTAACATATTAGCTACTGGTACAATAACTCCAAACTCAGATATAGCCTTTAAAAAGGATATAAAACCTTTAACAAATGTTTTAAATAAAGTAACAAAATTACTAGGTATTAATTTTACATATAAAAACAACAACGAGAGATCTATGGGATTATTGGCACAAGATGTAGAAAAAATTTTTCCTGAGTTGGTCAGAGGAGTTGAAGGTAATAAAAGTTTAAATTATATGGGTTTAACTGGTGCATTAATTGAAGCAATTAAAGAATTAGCAGCTAAAGTTGAAGCATTGGAGGAAAAGTAAATGGCACTAACACAAATCACTACAAAAGGAATAAAAGATGGAACGATATTGGGAGCAGACCTTACTACAAATGTAGATCTGGTTGATAATCAAAAAATACGATTTGGAACGGGCAATGACCTACAAATTTATCACTCTGGCACTAATAATTTTGTAGATTCAGTAAACAACCATGATCTTATATTAAGGGCTGGTACTGCTAATGCTTTTGTTCAAGGTAGTAACGTATTTATAGGAAACGAAGGAGGATCTAAGAAATATATTGATGCTCATGAAAATGGAGCAGTAGAGCTATATCACGATGGCAGTAAAAAGTTTCAAACCACTTCTGGTGGGATCAGTGTCAGTGGTGACATTTCTGTTGAGGATAATAGTTTTATAA